TCAACACCGATAACCGCAGCAGCTTGCGAAGCGTCTGCTTGATCGCCGTTTATCAGAATATCAATCAGGGCTCCGTTTAACTTCTGGCCGAGCTTGATGCCGATATCCTGTAGGAAGATCGTGAGCAGGTTAAGGTTCGTGTACTGAATCGCCTCATAGGTGATGTCAATACCGATAGCTTGCTTACGGATTTCAACCGTCTTGTTGCCGTAGGTGATACTACCCTTGTCAATGGTTTCAGCCTCAGCAGTTTCCTGAGGTTCCGCTTCGCTGAGGTCAACGTAGGGCATGTTGACTTGCGGCTGCGCAACGTTCTCGCTAGACGCAATAAGCTTATTGTAGAAAGGACTGGTGCGGAGGCCTTTACGAATGGCGTCCCGAAAGATTTCAGGTACGAGCCACTTGCTGTCTTGGTCTAGGTCGATCAAGGCGTTGACAGTCATAAGGCTAGGGTTGATATTCAGCTCTGCATAGAGATGATTAATATCAAACGAGCCATCTTTATTCGTGCACCCGTCCTTGTACTTAAGGCCTAAGTACTGGACAAGAGTGACATCGGGGAGTCCGGCAAGAGGAGCTAGTTCGTGCTGAGGGGTTAAAGTACCCGCACGAATCCTGCTCAATTCGTCGTACATGAGTTTGATTTTGCCTTTTAAACCTAAGTTCATTTTGTAAGCCTCCTAATTAAATTTTACTCGGACTCCCTAAAGCTTAGAACCACAGGGCATATCTGGATTCATCCGCTCCAGTACTGGCCTCGATGGCGATAGCGAAAGGTAGGAACTCAGAACCGCCAGCAAGGTTTGCTTGCTCCACGGTCACGTCATCGCCTACGTCACTGGTAGCCGTGGTGATGCTATTGCCAGCTAGGCCAGGGTTAATGGCAGTGACAGTCACAACCGCCGCATTGACAGTCGCCTTGACTCCAGGGACTTTGGCGTTGATTGCGTTGGCGATAGAAAGAGCCGTCGCATTGTTACTGGTAGCAGCGGTAAAATCGGTACCGACAGTCAGTACCACACCATTGATCGTAATCGTTTCAGTACCTGCCCACGTAAAATCCAGGACAGTGATCGTGCCGCTAGCGTTGCCAGGGGTGGCCTTGATTGCTTTGCCTAGGTTGTTCACGCCAAGCAAAGAGCCCACGGGGTATGCAGCGCCAGTCGTCTCTTGGCAAAATTTCTTGCCGCGAGTAACGATGGTAGCGTCACCACCTGCCACTTTGTTTGCGACAAGGACGTAGCCGAAAACAGTATCGCCAGTGGCACTGATCTTCCCAACTTCGTTGTTGCCGGTGAGCTTGACCTTAGCGCCCTTCAGCAAGACGCCGTCAGCTTCTTTGACAGCAAGGGCTAAGGTGATAATTCCGTGTAATTCTTCTTTGAAATGGGGCATTTGCAGATCCTCCTGATTAAAATAATCTTTTAGTTAGCTCCGGCACAGACACACACATCAGCAGTGGCAGCCGCACAATCCACAATGGACATGTCGGCAGTGTTCTGGCCAAAGACACAAGCGTTCGTGCACGTAGTATTGCAAGCCGTGTTGGCACCCGCCACTACAGACCAGCCGATATTCGTAGCCGCTGTACTGGTGATACTACCGCTGGTGGTAATCACGTTGTTCTTGAAATCAGCGGTGGTGGCATTGAGGGTCATTTCAGCTACGTCATTGATAGAAAGCTCAAAGCCTGCACCCGTGGGGACATTCAAGTGGATCTGGTTGGTAGCATCAGCGTCGCGGCCAATCTGGTAGGAACTGGGTGCAACGGCTACGCCAGAACTAAAAGTCATCAGGCCGGTAGGGCTGAAGCTGGCGGATACGCCGCCGGGGAAGGTCACAGCTCCCGTGCCTACGTTTATCACTCCATTCGTACCGTTGTGGCCTACCGAAATCCATTCGTTGGTCGCCTGATTCTGGCTGTGAACAAAAAGGGTTGGGTAGGTTTGGGCCGTATGGGCAAAATCAAAAGCCATGTCCGCCTTCTCAGCGAAGACAAGATAGTTGGCTGGGTTAGACAAGCCGAAAATCAAACCGTCAATACTCTGACGAGTGCTGAACTCGACAGCCGCGTCTAAGCTATTGCCAAATCGGAGAGGCGCATTGTCCCCGTAACTCTGGCCGTACCGCTTGGGCACTAGGCCAGACTGCTGTGCACCAGCAATCGTGGGGATAAGTAGTAATGCTAAGAAAATCTTTTTC